GTAAGTGGTCAGGGTTTGTTTTTAGTTCAATCATGTTTTCTACTCCATAGAAAAGGGTTGGCGCGGCTTGCCCGCCGCTATGGGATTATATGCGCTAACTTTAAGGAAAGTAAAGAGGCACAAAAAAGGCCCGCACAATGGCGGGCCGGTGTCTTATTATATAGGCTGCGGATTAATCAAACCGAGCGATTTTATAAGGCCCATCCAATCCGATGCGGACCGCCGCGACGCCGTAATCGTAAACATAACAGAAAACGCGGCCTTCAAAACCAAACCGGGCCAGCGGTGCAAGTGGTGCGTCTTCGTCGTTATCCGCCTGATATGTCCCGTTGTGGTCCAGCGTCCCCTTCCAAGGATAAGACCCAAACCCGCCGAATTGATAGGCGTTATCCATACCGGCGCAAACGCCGTCCAGCGTCAAACCGGTTTCGCTATCTTTTGCAAAATGGCAGGCCTCAAGGAAAAAGTCGGGGATGATCCCGCAGGCTTCAACCAAATCTTCGGGACGGTTGCGCCCGGTGTCCTGATCTTTGGCCGGATTTAAAACGCGATCCAAAAGAATGTCGGACGCCCGGAAATTTACTTCGAAAATATTTGTCATGTTTTTTACTCCATAGGTTAAGTTGAACGGCTTGCCCGCCGCTAGTGGGATTATATGCGATAACTTTATAAAAAGTAAACCCCCACAAAAAAGGGCCGCACAATGGCGGCCCCGGATCTTATTATATAGCGGCGGTTTATGCGGTCACTTTGTCCAGCAATGCGCCCGCTTTGCGTTCGACTTCAATTCTCGCATCTTGGTGAGGAACATCGCGGGCAATTGCGGTGATCGCCTGCGCTGCATCCCAAACGGTTTCAACCGGGCGGCCCTCTTCTGTTAAGTGGCGGGCGGCCGCTGCTTTGGCCATGCGTCCGGACAATCCCGCCCGCTTAGTTAAAAATTCTAAGCGGCTTTCGTCATCCTTGGCAATTTTTGCATCTTTCGCCGCTTGAACACCTTCAACAAAAGAATGCGTCGATCCGTTTGCGAAAGACTGCAATGCGGGGCGGGCCTCCATTGCAAACCGGTCCGGCGCAAATTTAGTGTGACGGATTTTAATCTCGTGAAAGTTTTCAACCCCCCACAAGTTCCGATTCATGCAAACGCCGCGCAGATACATTGCAGCGATCCCGGCTGTTTTGCTGCCGGTTTCACTGTTCCATGCATAAAACCCGCGGAACATCAAATCAGGCTCACCATTTGGAAGCTTGCCCACTTCAATCGGGTTGCGGTCATCCACAAGGAAAACGAAAACATCCCGATCCGACGCAAAAAGAGTTGTCGTGTCCATAGAAACCGGGATTTCAGGATCATAAACGGCCATGCCGTTGCGGCTGCCAGTCATCATGCCGGGCACTTTCCAGCGGCCGCCGCTCTCTTCTATCAAGTTTTTGATTGGCTCCAATATTTCCCAATCAAAAATCCGGCCATAATCTGGACCGGTTGCGGCCCGCAATTCACCGCCCGGAGCTTCATGGCCATAAACTTTAATCAATTCCTTGCCCCGATTATACTTCAGGCCCCACTCTAAGCACTCGGCCGCTATTGGTGCGGGCAAGTCTTTAAGATATCCGGCCGGTGCCCCTGCAAGTTGGGACAATTGATTGAAGCTCCAATTGGTGGGGGTGTTGTTATGCTCGCGACGATTATCGTCCGCATATTCAACAAACACATTTCCCCGGCTGGGGTTTTGTTCGTCAAAGTCTCCGACGATTTTCATCTTATGAGTGTCAACAATGCGGCTTGTCATGCGGCCCGCGTCCACTTTTTTATAAGCCAGCATGTCATCAAGTGACAAAAACTTTTGATCGTCCGGGCGGCTAAACCATTGTGAAGATACTGCACTGTTTCCGATACCGTGCGCGAAGGCGTTAGTTGTATAAGTCATGTTGTTAATCTCCGTAAAAGTTAAAAGAAGCGAGCCATTGCCCGGCCCGCTCCTATAATCTCGCATAAACTTGCATATGATTGCAAGCTTTATTTTTTAGAAAGTTATTCTGCCCCGATATCACCCGCCACATGGTGCCGCACAATAGACCGCGGCGGCAGGCCTTTAACAAACCGCAAAAGCTTTTCCCCGTCGGTTTCATCCGGCTGCGCACCGTTTGCAGTATCATCCCACCATATTCGGCAATTACCGGCGTCCGCATAGCAACCGCCCTTAACGGTTAAATCCGCGGCTTTCTTTTTGCTGGAACCATGCGCAGTAAATCCAATAATAAAATTGCGATTTAATCGGGCGCAAAGTGGATCACCGTTTCCACAATTTGCGCAGGAAATGTCCCGGATTTCCGCAGGACACCGCACGACGTTAATACCATGCGGGGCCGGTTGCGTTTTCTTTCCCTGCCATGATTGCTCACTTACAACCGCGACGGACGGGACGCCGTTATGAATCGACGCGGCTGCCGCGCCTAAGTTTTCGGTGCTGTAATTAATAACGGTTTTATCTGCCCGCAATTTGCGGCCCCAATTAAAAACATGCGGATCAAAATGCGAGTAAGTAAATGAAACGCCTTTGGCCGGTTTTGCATCCAGCAACGCATCAAGATAAGCATCATCGATTTTTTGCGAGCCTTTGCCGCTGCAATTCATTTTGCAAGTGCTGGGACAAGTGGCGTATTTTTCCCCGGTGCCCGCTCTATATGTTACCGCGATGCCTTTTGTTTTTTTGGCGCGGCTTAGTTCAACAGTCTTTAACATGGTTTGCCCTCCGTAATGTATGCGACTTATCCCATACTATAGCGCAATAAAAAACCCGGCGTCAACCGGGTTTAATTTTGTCATCTTTTACCTCTGGATTTTGAACGGTTTGTTTTTTGTGGTCGTTTTTTTATTTTACCGCGCCGGTGCCTTTCTTCAAAATCTTCTACCGCTTCTGTGCCGTAAAACATCCGAGCCCATATCTTTATTAAAAAAAACATTTACCAACTCCCGTAATATTCAACAGAACGCCAGCCTACGCCATCAACCCAATCCGCAGCTTTTCGCAAAACATCAACAGTTTCGCGGATTTGTTCGGGTTCCCGGTGATAAGCATAAATACTTTGATAGCTTGGCATCTCTTTGCCATCGTCAGGATCAACCAACTTGCCGTCCTCAACAGCCTCCGCAATATCGCGTAGGTCACCAGACTCAAGCGGAACCGTCTCTTGGTTGCCGTAATGTTGCGAGATGTAATTGTGCAAAGCCCAGTGTTTACGCCAGTAACCCAGCTTCAAACGGTGGCTTTCCACCTCGTAACCATCAACAATCTCGCGCTTGTTAGGTTCCTCACATGAGGGCACATATTTGTCCCCCGTTAAATACATATCTAAGCCCATAACATTTCTCCGTAGTTGGTTAGGTCTACGATGTTATGCGATTATATGGGAGATATCAAGCTCATTATCTTAACCCAGTCAAAATCTTCATCAGAAAAGTAAACCGGCGCAACTTTCAGGCCTTCCAGTTTTAAATCCATCGCGTCTTTACCGTGGTACAAATAGATCATTTGCGGCTTAGTCTTAGTTTGCAGTTTGCGGACTAAAACCCAAACGCTGGCATGACTGTGATTAGTCAGCCACGCAACTTGGTGGGGTCGTAGGTCCACTGCGTTCCCAGATGTTGCCTTTAATTCTACAAAATGAAACTTACCGTTTTCATCGCAGCATAAAACATCCGGGATACCCGGCATGGCCCACGTTTCAATTCGGGTACTTTTCCATGTTCTCGGGCTCTTCTGCATCCCAGTCTTCATCAACCTCCAAAAGTCGGCCTCGCGCTTTGTCGCGGTTCTGGGGATTGCTCTCTCCTTCGGGAGTAACGTCGATAGTGATCGGGGCATAACTTTGTTTAATCTCCTTTAGAGCATTCAGCACTTCGTCTTTGCTCATCGAATCGATGCTGCCATGACGTATTTCTGATCTGCTCACATAAATATCACCTTGCGCTTGCCCTCGCCGGTATTCAGCCTGTACGGCTGCCGAATAGGCTCCGTTGGTTAATGCGGCATCGCGGATGGTTTGAAGGTCGCGCAAATGCCTTTGGTAGTTCACACCAAACTTTTCATCCAGTTCGGCACGATATGATTGGATAGCTGCCACAACATGGGGGCAGATGTTTGGGTTGGTCATTTCGTAAGCACGAGTGTGTGCTGATCCAACGGGGTATCCAGCATTAACGGCAGCTTCCCGCATAGTGATCTGGCCGTCTTTTGAGACAAGCTCTTTTACAAAAAGCTCTTGCCGCCTAGTCAGGACCGCTGATTTCGTTGATTTAGGTCGCCCGCGGCTTTTGATCTTAGCAGGGGGGCTTGATTTAGCTTTCGAGGCCATATGAGTATCCTAGTTATTTGCAGATACTTTACTACTAAAAACGCTCTCTTGTATATATAGCTACAGAAATAAAAAAAATAAAAAAAAACTTTCAGACCCCCTTAACGCACTTTGGGCCTCTAAGGTTACACAAACTCTGGTTACGTTACATTTTTAAAAACTACTTTGTGTTACTTCTAACTCCTTATATACACAGGAGAAAACACCCAAAGTTACACGGTTACACCGGTTACGCCTATATTTACTAAAAACTTTTATTTTTTTTTTCAGATCCTATATACATATAACGCGTTTATTTGTAACCGGCCCGTGGTCCGCGGTTTAAGCAGCGCACAGAAAAGCCCGCGAGCCGTGGTCCGCGGGCTTTAGATTACGTTAAGCGCCTTATTTTATTGGGTTTCGTATTCGACATCGAAGATGAACGCTTCGATATTTTTGGAGTATAGGTTGAAGGTCGTTTGTTTTTTATAGTTTGGTCCGCATACTTTAGCGCGACATATTTCGTTTGCGTTATGCAGTTTTTCGGCTTCTCTTCGAACGTCTTCTTGTCCGATGCTTAGACCGAGGCCTTCTTTTATTTGTTTTGTTGAGAAGCACATGTCTGGTTCTTCTGTTAGGAACAGCATGATTTCTTGTTGCAGTGTCAGCACGGGTTTTGTTTCGGGTTGTGTTGTTGTTTCCCCGTGTTGGTTTATTAGTTCTACTTTTATTGCTTTCCACTGTGTTGAGAAGCGTGAGTTAGATATGACCACCATTTCCACTTGGTCTGCGACTTGCAGGTTTAGTCCTGTGGTAAATTTTGGTTCGATGAAGACTTGTTCATCGTTTTCGGTTTGAGCGAAGGCGCAATGTTTGTCTTCCAGTACGTTTATGATGACGCCTTGTTTTTTTTGTAGCAGTCCATTTAGCATGATTTATCCTTAATGCTTTAGGCTCCCCATTTTGTTCCGAATACTTTTTGGAACACTTGGTTGAGCATTTTTTCCATTTCCAGTTTTTCTTTTGTCATTTTCACTCCTTTTTTTGTTTTATAGATTGTGACGATGGCGATACCGTCGTCACAATTGGGTTATTTTGTTTATTATGGCGCACATTTGTTACATCGGCATGGGATTTTTGCCATTATTTCTTCGATAGTTTCCCGCATGTCTAAATCGATTTTCAAAGTCAAACGCCATTCGTCATCGTCCGCGAGTTGCGTGGCCATTTGATCGGCCATTTTCCAAGCTCTTTTAACAAATTCATCTGGATCAACGTCTAAGTAATGTTCGTCTGTTACTTCCGTTGACGCGATAACTTTGTTGCAAATGTCCCGCAGTTTAATTGTTGCATACATACTCATCCCCAAACGCTTCCTATTATACCTGCGAGCAGGCCTCCGATGGCGGCCCAGACTAGGAATTTATGTTTAACGTACCATTTTGGTTCGTCTGGCAGGTTCGTCCACGGGCTGTTTGAAAAGGGGTTAACCTGTTCTTTTACGGGCTGTTCGTGGTTTTGTTCTTGTCTTCCGATGTTTTCACCGTTGTCGAGGACGATATTTTCTTTTTGCGGCACGAATTTCATTTCTCCTTTCCACGCCATTATGTCTTGTTCGTCCCACATTTTTTTGGTTTTTGGCCCGCGGAGCGCGGTTGACGGCACTTCGACGGGTTGGGGGAACGTACCTTCTGCTGTTCGGCGGTATATTGTGGGTTTAGCTTTACCTGTGATTTTCATCACTTCTTCGATAGATAGTAACTTTGGCATTTTCATCTCCATAGGTTATGCTCGCTAACTATATGGGATGGTATGCGATACTGTCAAGTGTCAGTGTATTTCGTCCGAGCTTTGGTGCGTTTGTTCGTGGTCCGTTGTTTCGTGGATTGAGACTGACGCATTATGTATGCAGGACGACAGGACTTTCATTGCGGTTTCGTTATTTGGTGCGACGGACATGAGCGCGGTTAGCGTTTGCGTTAGTATTCCGCCGAGTGCTGCGCCCATATTTACATCGTTTTCTGCCAGTTCTTGGATCAGGTCTTGTGCGCAATCCATTGCGATCAGGAAGTCGTTTTTGGCTTCTTCTTCGGCTTCTCTGAGTCGCATTGATTTCACGTTAGACTTTCCTTGGCAGGTCGTATCTCTTAACGAAATCCTTTACTGAGGACAGGTTTATGCCTGTAAGTTCCGTTATTTTATTATTTGACATGTCTTTAAGTTTCATATTGTTTATGATTTTAGCTTTTTCGGGCCATTTATCAAAGGTAATTTTGGTCCTACCGCCTAACGAACCGCTTGCTTTGCCGTTGTCCCATGCTTTTTTCATGTCTTTTTTAAGCATGTACGGGTTTTTTTGGCCGTCAATTTTATTTTGTTTTATCCAAGCATCCAAATAGAGGGCTTGGTATTTTTCGGAATCCACCTTCATTTGCGCGGCTCCCACGTATCCACTTCGGCGTACCATGTGCCGGTTTTACCGCTTTCTTTGACTTGGACGTTGATCCATTCGTCGTTTCTTGTGGACAACCACGCCAACAGGTCTTCGCGTTTTATGCTAAGATTGCACTTAACGAAGTCGGGGGCTTTATCATTTGGTTTTTTGGCGCGTAGGCCGTCAACGAAATCAGGCATTCGTTTCTCCCTTTTTAAAAAAAATTGCCCCCAGCCGCGGGCAAGCAGTCTGGGGGCGTTTTTACTACGGAGTGCAACATGCTGCTGCAAAACTTACTTTACATCAATGTATGGGATAAGCAATAGTTAATCGCATACATCTTCTTT